GTGAAAATTACACGTTTGTTTATATCAATGGCGTGTACCAAAACAAGAATACATATGACATAACTAGCACAACGCTTACTTTTTCGCAAGCGCCGCCAGTAACTTCTTTAATTGAAGTCATGTTCAACTGATTATGGCCAACAGCAAAATATCAGCACTGACTTCTGCTACCACGCCTCTGGCGGGTACGGAAGTTTTGCCGATTGTGCAATCAAGTGCAACAGTTAAAGTTGCGACTAATGATTTGACTGTTCGCAATTTTAGAGCTAACGCCACTACTGGTATTTTGCAAGTGACTGGGCCAACCGCAGCATCAACACGGGTAATGACAACCCCTGATGCCAATTTCACTGCGGCCCGTACTGACGCGGCGCAATCGTTTACTGGTAATCAAACGCTTTCAACAGGCAACTTAGTCCAAGGCACTGCTGGTCAAGGCATCAACTTCACCGCCAACATCCCCGCAGCGGGAATGACAAGCCAGTTGCTGAACTGGTATGAAGATGGTACTTGGACGCCAAATCAAGGTTCTGGCGTTACAGTAGTTGGTGCTTTTAGTTCGGTAGGTTCGTATACAAGAACAGGCCGTTTAGTCTATGTAACGGGATATTTAACTGGGGCTACATCAATTGCTTGTGCTGGTGGCAATTCTGTTCTTACAACATCACTTCCCTTTACCAGTGCCGTTACTGCTGTAGGGTCTTCTGTAAATGGAACCGCTAGTGCTTCATCAACTTTGTTTATATCTGGCACAACCATTTATATGACAACTGCAATTGGTGCAACAACAAACATTTACTTTACCGCAACTTATTCGGTATAACACAATGATTTTTAAGAAAGATAACTATGTCACTTACTAAAGTTTCATATTCGATGATTTCAGGCGCATCGGTAAATGTTTTGGACTATGGTGCGGTGGGCGATGGTACAACTGATGATTACGCTGCGTTTGTAGCGGCGCAAGCTGCACTGCCTTTGTCTGGTGGTTGCATTGTAGTTGGGGCTACTACAAGCAACGTGTTTCGTTTGTCTCAAACATTAAACTTGACAAAGAATCTGGCTCTTGTCGGTCAAGTTTCTACTTTGAACGCAACAAGCGCGGGGACAACTTTGTTGTTTGACGCTGGCGTTAGTGGCATTGTGATGAACTGCGCTACATCTTACGGTTATACAACCGTAGCAGCAAGCGCAGCTACACCAGGATGTGATTACGGCGTCATTGAGAATTTGCGTGTTAAATCTGCTGGTGGCCCAACTGGTACGGGTACTGCTGTTGATGGAATTTTTATCCGTGCTGTAAACGTAATGTTACAAAATGTTTTAGTGACTGGATTTAAAAGGAACGGTTTTAGAATTTTGGCAAACGTGACTGGCGGCTTAGATTTACAAGGCAACGCAAACGTGTGGGGTTTGTATCATTGCTATGCCACCAACAACGGCAGCGATGGGTTTTTTACGCAGGGCGATAATGCAAACCGTGGAGTTGCCATAAATTGCACCGCTACGTTTAATGCAGGTTGGGGATTTAACGAAGATACATTACTCGGCAATACTTATATTGGTTGCGAAGCAGAAGGAAATACAACTCAGGGCGCTTACAAAGCCAATAGGGTTTCGGGCCACAGTGAATTTTTTGGTTGCTATGAAGAAGCCCACGGCGCTGGAAGCAATATTACTTATCCAAACATGGTTTTTGGTGGAATTTATATTTCAGGTTGGAGCGCAACAACAAACGCATTACGACTTTTGCAAACCGTACCTACACCACGGGCGCGGGGGCGTGTACAAACAAGCCAATCTATACCTAACGCAACTACTACGGCGCTTGCTTTTAATGGCGACGTTTTTCCTGATGTTGGCGGTATGCACTCTACAACGGTAAACAATACTAGATTTACAGTTCCAATTGGGTTCAATGGCGCGTATTCAATTGACGTAACGGTTCAATGGGCCGCTAGTGCAGCAGGAACAGTTAGAACAATTCGCATATATAAAGATGGTTCTCCTTGGGCATGGAGTCAAAAAGTACCTTCAGCAGTGCAAGTAAGTGATTCAATTAGCATCATTGACAATGCAAGCGTGGGAAGTTATTACGAAGTTTTTGTGTACCAAGATTCGGGCGGCGCACTTAATGTTTTGGGAAATGATACGGTGGTAAATGGAACAACTTGTTCAGTTGCCAATGTATCTGTAATAGCAGGATTTTAAGGAATACCATGTTTGAAAAAACAACCGTTGTTGATCGCATTGAAGTATTGGCAGACCAGACCGTCGCTGTGCGTTATGTTGTGACTGTCCTTGAGGATGGCAAACCCTTTGCTGATAGCGTCAAAGGCAATTACTTCAAGCCTGGCGATGATTACAGTGGCGAAGATGCCAAAGTACAGGCCATTTGCTCAACTGTGCATACTACTGAAGTTATTGCTGCTTATGTAGCTGCACAAACACAAGAAATTACAGCATAATGCTGAAAACACCGTATCGGCCAGGTTGACCGAGGAATCTTAGGATTCGTTTAAATGACTGAAGAAGTCCAAGCCCTAGCGGAAGTAGACTCCGCGCCAACCACGGATGTGACGGCCACACCTGAAGTTGTTGAAAGTACGCCGGAAGTAGCTGAACAACAGCCAAGCAAGACATTCTCGCAAGAGGAACTTGACGCTGCCATCGGCAAACGCCTTGCAAGAGAGCAACGTAAGTGGGAAAGAGAACAAGCACAGCGTCAGTCTGAACAGCAGACGCTGAGGGCCGCGCCAGCCGCATCACCTGACCAGTTTGAGTCAACTGAAGCCTATGCAGACGCATTGGCTTACCAGAAGGCAGAAGAACTGATCGCTAAGCGTGAAGCAGCAAAGCAGCAGTCGCAGGTTCTTGAGAGTTATCACGATCTGGAAGAAGAAGCTCGGTCCAAGTATGACGATTTTGAACAAGTCGCCTACAACCCCAAGCTACCAATTACAAACGTGATGGCAGAAACGATCCAGTCTTCGGACATTGGGCCTGAGTTAGCGTACTACCTCGGGTCAAATCCAAAAGAAGCAGATCGCATCTCACGCATGACGCCCTTAAGCCAGGCAAAGGAAATCGGACGGATCGAAGCCAAATTGGCCGCTGAACCTCCGATGAAGAAAACAACATCTGCGCCAGCGCCGATTTCACCTGTTACCGCCCGATCCTCTGGATCACCGGCACATGACACTACGGACCCACGGTCTATCAAGACCATGACAGCCTCGCAGTGGATTGAAGCCGAAAGGGCACGACAGCGGAAGAAGTGGGAAGCACAGAACCGCTAAATTTTTTAAAGGACTTTTGAAATGTCTAACAGTATCTTAACCATTGACATGATCACACGGAAGGCTCTCGAAATCCTCGAGAACAATCTTGTGATCACCCGCAACGTGAACCGCCAGTATGACGATTCTTTCGCTGTTGAAGGCGCAAAAATCGGTTCCACACTGCGTATCCGTTTACCTGACCGCGCTTTGGTAACTGACGGTGCCGCCCTGCAAGTTCAGGACGACAACGAACAGTTCACAACTCTGACTGTCTCCACCCAAAAGCACATTGGTGTCAACTTCACATCTGCTGAATTGACCATGCAATTGGATGACTTTGCAGAACGTGTGTTGAAGCCTCGTATCAGCCAGTTGGCCTCCAGCATTGATGCTGACGTTGCTAACTGCTTCAAGACTATCGGTAACTCGGTTGGCACTCCTGGCACTACGCCTTCAACTTCTTTGGTCTTGTTGCAAGCCCAGCAGAAGCTGAACGAAAACGCCGCTGTGATGAACCCACGTTACGCCACCGTCAACCCTGCCGCTAACGCTGGTTTGGTTGAAGGCATGAAAGGTCTGTTCAATCCTACCGACACCATCAGCAAGCAGTTCAAGAACGGCATGATGGGCACTGGCGTGTTGGGTTATGACGAAATCAACATGTCTCAGTCGATCAAACAGTTCACTACTGGCTCGCGTGATGCTACGGCATCTACAACAGTTGGCGCTACAGTGACTTCTGAAGGTGCTTCTACTGTAACCTTG